TATAAATAAACATCAAATAACTCATGGGGATATTTTTGAACATTTTTTTGAAAAATTTATATTTATAAATGCTTGGGGCAATGAAATTAAATTAGGAGATAGTCTAAATTATCATTATCACAATTTTATGCATGGTATTTTATATTTAACAGATGGATGCGACTTAATATTACCAGAATTAAATCTTAAAATAACTCCTAAATCAGGTGATTATTATATTTTGCCACCCCTAATAACACATGGTTTTAACTCTAGCATTTTAGATACAAATAGGTATAGTCTTGCTTTCAACATAGAAGATAAATCTAATAAATTTGATTACTTTAAAAAAATAAATGATAGAAAAAACAGGTAACATATCAAATTTTATAGGTGTCTATGATAACTACATTCTAGATTTAGAATGTAAAAAAGCCGTAGATTTATTTCAACAAGAAGATAAACTTAAAAGAACCCTTAATAGGTTATCCTCTGAAAAATCTGGTGTTTTACAAAAAGAAGATCAACAATATTTTATTGATGGAGGAAATGTAAATATTTGGTGGGAAGCATTAAAACCCCTTATGTTAAATTTTGATATAGCATTAAAACATTATCTTAAATATACAGGTTTTCTTGAGGCTTATGGAATTGACAACGTTTTTTATACACATTTAAAAATTCAAAAAACGCTTCCTACGGAAGGTTATCATGTGTGGCATGTAGAACATAATGGTGATTATAATAATTCTAAACGAGGTTTGGCTTTTGGAATTTATTTAAATGATGTTGAAGAAGGGGGAGAAACAGAATTCTTACATTTTTCTAGAAGAGTAAAACCTAAGAAAGGAAGAATAGTTATTTGGCCAGCTAGTTTTCCCTACGTGCATAGAGGAAATCCTCCGTTAAGTGGAGAAAAATATTTATTAACTTCCTGGTTAAATTTAATATGAAAACAGTTTTATTAGACAATATATTTTCAGAAAAAGAATTATTCTTTATGTATAAAGAAATAATTAACACCCCTAATTGGATAGTTAGTGGTGGATCTATTAATGGTTTTTACGAAATGTTTAATAGAGGGCCAATGTTAGTTGTAAAAGAAGATAAACAAAATGTGGCGCACTATCCTCTTTTTCTTTATGGACAGTCTATTGTATTTAGAATTGCTAAATTATTAGCAGATAAAAAAATAGGAATTCCCACTACTATAGAACGAATGTGGTTTAATATAACCAATAGTGGAGAAAAAAGTCAGCATAAGTTACATACCGACTCAGAATCTTCTCAAACTAAATCAATTGTTTTATTTTTAACACCTCTTTGGCAACCTGATTGGAGAGGGTCTTTCTATGTTGATGGGGAAGAATTTAAATTTAAACCAGGTAGTGCTGTAATTTTTAATTCAAATGAATATCATCAAGGTGAAGATGTTTTATCTCAGACATATAATTGGCAGAGATTAACGTGTAATATTCTTGTTAAAAATTATGGTGATGTATAAGAAGTAGGTCTTGAACCTTTTTCAGATTCTGGTCTTTCATCTGCATCCCAATCAGCTTGTAATTGAGCTAAGTGTGCAACATCCCATTTATCTATAAATTGAGATCTAAAATCTCCTAAGGCAGATTCTCCCCAAGTTTTATTTCTTCCAAAAGTTCCTGGAACCATTTCCACACAATCATTGTGATCATTACTATCGTCTATAAACTGAATAGCATTAATGTCATTCCATTTTGCATCACTCCAAAATGAATCGTTGTCAATCTTATATGCCGTTGGATATCCATTAGACTGTTTAACCCCCTGACAAATTATCATCTTATCATCAAAAATTACTGTCCATTTTACATTTTTATTTGCCATTTTTATTCTCCTTAAGTTTTAATTACATACATCACTGTTAAGTAAGGTTGTATCACTGATGTTGAATCTCCTGTAAAAGTTGCACTCATATTATGAGAGTGACCTGAACCACCCCCTGTGTTTCCAGTAGTTCCAGCATTCGCTCCACCTTGAAACGGCGGACCTACGTTTTGCTGTTGAGCTGGAGACGCTCCCCCTGGGTGAGAGTGAGAAGGTATTTCGGACGAAGTTAGTGTATGAGATCCTGTAGATCCTCCAACGTTTCCAGTTGATTGAACTGTGTTTGCTCCACCAGTAGAATACATTGCTTTATTGTTAGATTTAGAAACTGCTACGTTATCTTGTAAATCAGGTACGTTAAAAGTACTTGCTCCGTCTCCAACTCCATAATTAGTAGAGACAATAGCAAATAAAGCTGAGTAAGTTGATCTTGAAACTGCTTGACCATTACACTCTAAGAAACCTGTTGGTACAGATGCCGTAGACCATGGAACAATCGTACCTGTAGGAATTCCTTCGATACCTGTAAGGTTTGCACCAGAAAAATCGTATTTTGTAGCTTCGTAATTTGACATAATATATTATCTCCTATTTCTCCGTGTAAGTCCACCCAGTAGTAGCATCACCAGAATAAACTAATGTGAAAGCTGCTCCTTGAGTATTAACTGTTAAATTAGATGCTGCATTAGCAATGTTAGAACTATTTCTACCAACCACTAAAGCATTTGAATTAAAATCATAACCTTGATCAACAAATGTAACCATATCCCCTGTCGATGGAGATGCAGGGAGAGTAATCGTAACTCCTCCACCATTTGTATTTACTAAAAGTTGAGCGCCTGCTTGAACTGTTTCAGCTGCAGAAACTGCTCTCCATACTTTATTTTCTTGTGCTTTATAAACATTAGTTCCATCAGACCATAATTGATATGTATGACCTTCACACAAAAGAATTCCTGTTCCAGAAGTAGTTTTAAAAGTTAAAGTATAACCTGCATGATCACAAGCATCTTGAACTGTATATGTTTTTTCTACCGAATCTGGAATAGTAACATTAACGTTTGCAGCTAATGTACCTGTTAATTTTATTACTTCGTTTTTTCCATTAGAAACTGCACCATTAGTAAAAGTTAATGCTCTACTAGAGTCTGTTACGTTAAACGCATCATAACCACCAATAGCTTGTTCTAATATTAATAAGTTAGTATTTGTAATTTGTCCCCAAGTTCCCGAGTTTTCACCGGTTGCTTGAACTGTAAGTTTTAGACTTGCTGATGTCGAGTTAGCCATTTTTAATTCCTTATGTGTTCATATTATTAAAAAATAAGATTTCTGTCAAATCTATTTATGCAGCTACATCCTGCCATCCAGGAGGGTCTAATGGTGCTGAGCCAGTATCTACTTCATTCCAAATTAAAGCACTACCACTTCCTACGGCTATAGTCAACCCAAAACCAGTAGGAATAACGTCAATATCTGCTTTTCCAGATGCACTAGCTAATTGTGCATTCATAGAAATACCAGTTACATTAACTTGTTGATTTAAATCTACAGTAACAGAAGCTAAGGCCATTGTCATAGCTTGACCTGTTACAGTTTTGGCACTTCCTTGACCTAAAGTACCTAAAGCGGCAATCATAAAATTACCTTGAATCATTGCATCAGGTGCAGGGTCTACATTACCTAAAGTTAATTGTGCAACGTTTAAAGTATTTGCAGTTATATTAGAATCACCACTAACTGTTTCAGTTCCTAATGCACCTGTTAAAGCTTGACCAGTTACACTAACAGATACCCAAGTTCCTTCAACTCCCCATCCATTATCACCCCAATGTTGTCTACCCCAACCTGTTTGGTTGAAAGCTGATATACTGCCAAGAGCCATAGTAGCTGCATTACCAGTTAACATTGCGTCCGGCCCTGCATCTGCAGCACCTTGCGCAGCGGTCATTGCTATACCAGTAGCATAAGCAGTTGTTGTACCAGTAGCTGTGGCCGTTCCTAATGCAAAAGTTAATGTTTGATTATTATTTGTAGAATTTGTAGCGTTAACATCCGTAAAACCAACTCCGGTTCCTAATGTCGCTGTCATTGCTATACCAGTTGGTATAGCGTCACCGTATTCACCCCAAGCATTTAAGCCCCAGGCGTCTCGGCCCCATCCAGTATTTATTTCACCAGCTGAAGTTTCATCACCTTGAGTTAATGTAAGTGCAATTCCTGTAGGAATAACTGTAGGGTTAGCATTATCGCCCCACTGATTCTGTCCCCAAAAGCCAGTATTCCAAGTTCCCGATGCCATAGGAAGTTACCTCCCTACTAGCCCGATATTCTTAGTATCGCTGCTGTTGAAGTTGCTGCTGGAAATTGAACTGTGAACGTACCAGAAGTTGCTGTTTTATCTCCTCCAAAATCTAAAACACACACCGCTGACTTTGTAGTTGTTGATGATGTATTGTAGATTAAAGCTCCTCTAGCTGTCAGAGTAACCCCTGTGAAAGAAAGGTCTGCAAAATCAACTCTGGCTACACCTGCTGTTATAGAAGTTCCTGCATTAACAAGAGCTCCACCACCTGCTGCGTAAGTTCCAGTGTTAGAAACTTCGTTACCAGTTGTGTATGAAGTTGTTGCTGAGTTTAGAGTAGCTGAAGAAGTATAAAGAGCTAACTTAAACTTATCACCACTTGAGTTTGAAAAGTTTGCGTCACCTTCGAGCAATAACTTTTTAAAGTTGTTTGCAATTGCTTGAGTTATAGCCATTTTTATTTTCTCCTATTTTCCTATACGAGGAACACCACTTTGATATTCGTCTCGTCTTCTTCTTCCCATTTGTTCTATTGAGAAGCCTTCTATCACCTGTTTATACTTTCCTTCGTATAATTGCAAGAGATCATTTGGCCCCTTTAGAAAAGAAAATGCTTCTATAAGGCATGCATACAAAAGTCCGTTGGGAAAGTTCAAACTTAAATATGTTGTAGTATTTGTACTAGATAAACCCGGAGGTTTCAAGATATAATTTAATTGAAGAGTATAAGTGGCATCAGGGGTAGGGGCCACAACTATGGTATTATCATCCCATAAACTATAGTATTTAGGAACTCCTTGAGCATTGGTAGGGTTAAATTCAGACATAAAACTAGTATCTCTGTATTGTAAAAAATCCCTATTATCTGAAGCTCCTACACCATCAGAATCTACAACTTGTAGAGATCTTACCACTAAAGCATCTGTAGGCTCATCTATAAAACGAGTCCCTGCAATAAGTTGGGCTGTTTTATATCTACGCCCACTATCTGTATCTACTTCTCTCATAATTCTCCACTCAGCATCTTCAATAAAACCATTAATAATACTGTCGGTTAAAACTGTTGAAGAGACTTCTGTGTAATTTCTAATTTTGTCAACTAATTCTGCGTATGTCATAATTAACCCCTATCATTTATCGGTCCAATTGTACATTGAAAACCGCCCCCTTTAGCACTCGCTGGTGCATTACTGGCTAATTCAAAATTAAAACCTGTTTGTATAGTTGTTGTCGCTGGCATGCCAGGATTGTTTTGTGTTCTAGTATTAAGAGCTGTTATTTTAAATGCTCCAAATACTTTAGCTCCTGATTTATGGGAAGTAGCAGTTGTTAATTTAGGAGCTACTCCTCTATATTGAGCACTTGTTCCTCTGATACATCCTGTTAAATTAATTCCTGAAATCCCTGTATATTGAACAACTTCATTTTCATATTGTCCCGTAGTGCTATTTACTTTTTCAATAACAATATATCCACTGGTAGGCATATCAGAAGTATAATCTAAAGTAATAGTAGTAGCTGTACTTGTAATATCTCCTTGTAAAACCATTCCTGATACTTGCAAAGTATCAGGGTCTACTCCACCTACAGGGGATTTAATATCTCTTAATCTAAAAATATCATTTACACTCATGTCACCATTTTCAAAAGCTACAGAAACTGTTGCATCAGCGGCGGCAGTTGTAAAAGGATTCTTAGGTAAAAAATCTTCTGTTGGAAATTCTGTTCGTGCAGGTCTTGCTTGTTCTAAACCTTGAGGATCTGCAACAAAAGGTTTTGGCTCTAATTGAGGTTGTTTAGGTTCATATTCAGAAACATGGACAAAAGCTCCATTCCACTCAGTAACCATTTGTCTCCATGGAAAAGCTAATCCACTTCGGTCTGAAATTGCTAATGCGTATTTACCTTTTGCAAATTTTGCCATTAAATCTCCGGATAATAAGTTTTAGGAGAAATGTAAACACTTGCTGGTGATCCATCTTCCTGTAATGCTCTGTTTAGTTCATCTTCATATAATAATTTCATTTCTTGAACTCTTTGAGGAGCTTTTTTCTGAGCCATGTAATAAGCTAAACCTGCACACATACATGGTACAAATCTATTAACTACATCTGCTTCGTTAGTATAGGCCCCTGCATCTTGAATTCTTTTTAAATAATAAAAATGCATAAAGTCTCCATTTTGAGAAGAGCCTGGTGTTAAATATAAATTAACTGTAACTCTATCTATAAATCTTTGCACCCAATATTGAGAAGGCTGTCCTTCAGAAGTTTTATTTGAAAAAGCTGAATATTGAGATCTATTAATTTTTGATAAAGGAGTGTCTACATTAGAAGTAGTTCTATAACTAGCTTCTAGAATATCAGAACACATATCTACAAAATTAGTAACCGTGTCAGCTGCAGCGTGACCTGCGGCTGTGGTACCATCAATTCCTCTATCAGCTGTTGTAGAAACAATTAAATTAGTATCATTAATAGAAGAATATTTAATTACTTCCGAATTAATTCTAATTTTTCCAGAAGAAGGCATTTGAGCCACAGACTCAACTGGAATAGTTAAATCAGTTGAAATAATTCCAGAGGTTAAAGAAGTAGTAATACCATTAGCATTTCCATCTGAGGGAGATCTATATATTACATATTCATTTTGACCCGCAGCCATTGTAAAAGCATGTTCGTCTACTTCCCAAAAATGAACACCTCTATTTTGCCATTCTTGAAATAAAATATTTAAAGATCGTCTTGCCGATCTAAGATCATTACCTGAGTAATCAAAAAAACCTAATCTTTCAAAAGCTTCAGTAATAATATCATCGATCGAGAATGTCTTCTCGAATGTACTTGTGCCTGAAAAAGCCACTTAGTCCTCCTAATTACTGTTTCCACCACTATGAAATACTGTAGCACATAAAACTTGTTCAGTAGTAAATGCTGTATATAATTTTTCTTTACATAGAATAGGTTGAGGAAAATTAATTGTAATAGATTCCGCCACAGCAGGTGTTTTAATTTTAAACTTTATTGTTCCACTACTGCTTCCATCACGAATTACAAAATCTCCAGCTACCCCTAAACTATCAAGATAAACTCCATATACTCTTGTTCTTCCTACTTGAACTGTAGTTCCTTCTGTGTCCACATAACTTGATGTTATGTTAGGTGATTGTATCGTCATAATTTTTTCTCCTTAATTATTTTTACTATGGGCCCGAAGGCCCATAATAATTATTTATTACTGTGTATCAAAAGGTGTTGCTAAAGATCCAGTAGCATTAAGCATTCCCTCTACAAAGTAAAGGTTTGCTGCAAC